GAGCAGAAAGACATTGGCGGGATAGTCAGAAATCCCGGGTATGTTCTCTTAGAGGGAGTGTGTCCGGAAAAGATGACCGTCGATGATGTAGGAGAGTCTATCCGCCTCGGTCAAGTTAAGGTTGTAAAATCCAAGAACCATAGTGAGGAGGCTCCTTGAGCAAGGGGCCTCTTTACTTTTTAAAGGAATAATCCATGAGCCTTAAAGATCGGTTTCCTCTTGATGTAATCGATTGTTTTTTAAATACTGCCGAATTCGCAGAGGTAATTACTTATACGCCCGAAGGTCAGTCGGCGAAAGATATCAACGCTATTGTGGTGCGCGGCAGGCTCGAGCCAGGGAGCGAAGATCAAGGCAGAGGTTTGCAGAATCAGGTGGAGATTTATATTGCTAACGATGCGACAGAAGGCGTTACATCCGTGGATAAAAAAGACGATCGCATAACCTTAAACGATGTTGAAGGAACGAGCCGTGAGGCGCGCATCATCGAGGTTTTACACAAAGATGATGGAGCATGGCATTTACTCGTGGGATGGTGATGTATGAGATTGATGACGGAAGTTGATATGAGAGCGCTCGATAAGGCGATAAAGATTGCGCCGAGAGTATTGAAGTTCGAGCTTGGCGATGGCATGGATCGCATTAGTAAAGGATTCTTAAAGAGATTTAGGCAACAGAGACTTCAGGGGCCGCCTGGAGTGCGCGGCGCCTCAGGCTATGGGCTTTTCGGCACATTCAAAAGAGTATCGCTTGTATCCCCCACTATAGAAGGCATGGGCATGCAGATTTATTCGGATTCGAAAATTGCCAAACTCCATGAAACAGGCGGAATCGTCAAGGATCCAAGCGGTGGAAGAATGGCGGTTCCTCTATCTGCAAGAAGCCAGATGTTTACCGCAAAAGGAAAGTTACGAGGAAAGTATAAAAAACCTCGACAGTTGAAGAATGTGGAGCCGATGAAATTCAAAGGACAGACTTTTCTTGTGAGAGTGAAAAAACGGGCACAAAAGATATTGCCTTTGTATGTATTAAAGAGATCGGTGCGGTTAAAACCGCGCTTAGGGTTTTATAGGGTATGGGATAGTTTGGCAAATTACAGGATCGAGATTCTCAATAAAAAGATAGATAATGCCCTGAGGAAAATTTAGCCATGGAAACAGTAAGAGAAAGAATAATAGCGAACATCAAAACGACTCTTGAGGGCATAACAATTGCGGGCGGCTATAATTTTGATTTTACTGCCGCCACTGTCCAGAGATGGTCAATGCATGGCAATAGATTGGTCGACCTTCCCGCTGTTGTAATAAGCCCGGGTGATGAAGAAGAAAAAGGTACGCCCAATCCTTTCGAGGAATGCTATTTGGTTGTTTATCTTGATGTATTTTTTGTAAATGACGAAGGTGACACCGTGGTTACGGACACCTATTTAAATAGATTACAGGGCGATATGAAAAAAGCGATTTTAGAAGACCATACTCGTGGAGGCGAGGCAATAGATACGGACGTTTTGGGAACGACTCCGTTTGAAACTACGGAAGGCCAGCCTTATGCAGGGATAATAATGGAGTTGGGTATAAGGTATCGCCATTTAAGGTCCGACCCAACCGCAAAGAATTAAAAGGAGGGATGAATTATGTCAATGCTAATACGTAAAAGGCAGTTAGCGGCTAAGATCGAGAGTGTTGAAGGCACAGCCGAAGCTTTGGCGGCCGCAGATGCAGGGCTGTTGGTTAATTTCACGCCTAAGGCGAATTATGACCCGCAGATGTATCAAAGGAATCCTGTGCGCTCCTCGCTTACCAAGATGGGCAAGTTAACCGGTAAGCGTTCGGCAGGCCTTGATTTTAGTATCGAGTTGAAAGGTTCGGGTTCATTAACAGTAGAGCCTGAATGGGCAAAGCTGATTAAGGCATGTGGTTTCGAGATTAATACTCTCGAAAAGATTACCATAGGTGCTGTTACCGCAGGTCCGTTCCAGCATGGTGAAACGATAACCGGTGCGCCAAGCGGAGCAACCGGCCGGGTGGTAATAGAAACCGCAGACGGTACCACCACTCTCTATTTCGTTACCTTGACAGGCACGTTTGCGGATGCTGACACAATAACGGGTGGCACATCCGGGGCAAGCGCAACGGCAGGTTCGGATACTTCCGATGCCGGGTATGAAATAAAACCTATCAGCAGTTCGGTTTCTTCGTTGACCATGGGATTGTATGAAGACGGCATAAGGAAGCTTCTTAAAGGATGCCGCGGAACAGCCAAGTTTAATTTCAGGATAGGCGAACCGGCAACAGTGGATTTTAGTTTCAGGGGAGTCGAAGCGGGAGTTTCAGATTTGGCGTTGCTTACAGGGATTAGTTATGACGATGTGGTTCCGCCGGTTCTTTTGAATGCGGTGATGTCATGTGATGGAGTTTCTCTGAATCTTGGAGAGCTGGATATCGATGTCGCCAACACACTGGCTCCAAAGGATAAGATTGACGATGCAAAAGGTATTTTATCCTTTATGATCACCGAGCGTGATACGCAGGGATCGTTTAATCCCGAGATGGTGCTGGTGGCAACACATGATTTTTATGACAAGTGGTTCAGCAATACGCCTATGGTGCTTGACATGGCCTATGGTTCTGTAGACGGCAATAAGATCAGAGTTTATGCCCCGAGCATTATCTATAACAAAGTAGATGATGCAGATCGTGACGGCATACAGCTTGCTCAGACGGCGTTTGACGTGACCGGTTCAATGGAGCCGGGTGATGATGAGCTGGCAATTTTACTTCTGTAAAAGAGCGTATCAAACAAAGGAGGTGTTTTTATGTTAACAGGGATTGATGTAACTGCTACCAGAAAATACGTATCGAAGCTTGACCCGGACAAAGAAAATCCTACGGTTTTTCATATCGGGTTTCTGGATCCGGCGTTAAGGGCAGAGATTGACGATGACTCATCGAGTTATGAGATGAGTTCTTCCAATCCAAACGACAAGGCGAAAATAAATCTCAGCTGGAACAAGCGCCAGATTACGGCTATCAAGTTTGGGCTTAAAAACCTGGAAAACTTTTTGGATCCTCAGACCAAAAAGCCTATTGAGTTTAAGTGTGAGACTATTCGCTATGCCGGTAAGATGAGAGATTGTGTGCCGGATAGGATTATTGCGATGTTTCCCAGCGAGCTTAGGCAGGAGCTTGCGGAGGTAATATTGGATGAATCCAAACTTTCGGAGGAAGAAAGAAAAAACTAATAGTGGCGGTTCATCTGGGCGACCTTACTATGAACTGCCGGAGCTGTTTATCGGACCGAGTAGGCTCTTTGAGGAAGAAGATTCGATGCGAGTTTGAGATACCGGGACAAGAGATTTGGGAGCTAAACGGCGAGCAGTATAAAGGATGCCCTTTTAAAATCGTCACACGAAAAAGTGCGAATTTTCTAAGGGCGTTTAATTTTTATGAGCGTGGATATCTGCCAAACCCGGGCGGTTGGATTTATCAATCGGCAAAGATGTTGGACGCCTTTGAGGTAATCGAGAAAGAGCGTCGGGCAATAGAAATCGAAAAGGAACGGAAAAGGAATTTATTCAAGAGATGACCAATAAACAATTATCCATAATTTTAAAACTACGAGATGAAGCTTCAAAACGGCTTAAAGGCTTTAGCGGTAATATGCAGAGATTTGCGAATCAGGTTAGAAAACATTGGAAAGCTGTTAGTCTTGTTCTTTTGGCAGTTGGTGCGGCCCTAGTCAAAGTAATGAAACAGGCTGTAGCATATGGTGTTCAGCTTGACGAAATGGCCAAACAGGCGTCAATAACAACGGAGGAATTCTCTCGACTTGCTTATGCTGCCGAGCAGGAACACGCATCGTTAGAGACTTTAACAAAAATATTTCCGATTCTCACGAAATATATGGAATATTCCCGGATGGGAATGATGACTTATAAACGTGAATTCGACAAGATGGGTATAGGTGTTACTGATGCAACAGGGAAACTTAAATCAACATATCATGTGTTTTTAGAAATGGCGGATTATTACAGTAAGGCGGAAGATAAAACTAAGGCTTTGGCTATTGCCGTGACACTTTTAGGCAGGCGGGGTGCCGAGGTAATTCCTTTACTTAGATTGGGCAGGAAAGGGATCGAAGAATTAGGAGATGAGGCTGAAAGACTTGGTGTTGTAATGAGTCAGGAAACTGCGGCAAAGATGAAAAAGTTCGATGACGCGATGGTAAGACTCAGAACAGCCTTAAAGGGAATAGGTATAAAAGTCACAGAAGAATTAATCAAACCGTTAGAGATTTTAGCTAATAAATTAGATGAAGTCGATTGGGGGAAAATCGGGAAGGATATTGCAGGGATTTTCTCAACATTAAAAATAGTCGCGGGGATTGTAGTCAAAATTGGATACGGCTTGGCAATGCTTAAAGTAACATGGGAATTATTTGTTAACAGATTTGCTGAAATGATATTGACGATGAGGATGCAGCTTGGGGAATTTTTTGTATTTATTATCGATAAGTTAACTAAAATTTATGAGAAATTTCCTTTTATTGGTGAAAAAATCAAAGCTCAATTTACGGCAACAAAAAATGAGATTGAAAATAGTATCGAAGCTACAAAACATTTAAGAGAGGCTTTTAAACAACAAGGAGATACAGCAGTGAAAGAATTAGTAAGTTTATCCAACAATCTTGAAGGCATCTCTGATTTATTAAGTAATAAAATTCCAGCAGCTGCAAAAGAAGGCGCCGATAAGACGGTGAAGGCATTGAAGAATATTGTCGAGCAGGTAGATGAAGGCGTAAAAGAGGCAGGGAAACAATTCAATGCCATGGAAGAGTTTGCCAAACAGTCGGCACGTAATATGCAGAATGCCTTTTCTCAGTTTTTTTTCAAGGCATTCACGGGTGAGCTAAGGAATCTACAGGAGATATTTGCTAGCTTCGGAAGAGCGGTATTACAGATGATATCGAACATCTTAGCGAAATTGCTTTTGATAAAACTCTTTACGGCTATGGCCGGGCCTGGAGGCAAAATATTCGGTGTGGATATCGGAGCTTTGTTTCATCAGGGCGGAATGGTTAGAAGGCATCAAGGCGGGCTTATAAGGGCGCACAGCGGGCTTGCTCCGGATGAAGTGCCGATCATTGCTCAGACTGGAGAAGGAATATTGTCAAGGCAAGGCGTGAGGGCTTTAGGCGGGCCGGATAATCTAAGAAGCCTTAACAGAGGTGAACAGGCAGGCGCAGGCGGTGTGACGATAAATATCAATCAGGTTATTCGGGCATGGGACGCGCAGGATGTATGGCGAAACAGAAAAGCGTTGTCGAATGCTATTGCCGACGACATTTACAATAACGGAAAGATACGGTCGGTTATCAGGAGTTATACATGAGCGATTTCAATTATACGCCAGACTTTACGGTTGAGGAAACGGTTCAGTATAAGACGCTTGTTTCCGAGTTCGAGAATGGAGTTGAACAGCGCAGACGCAAATGGGCGAACCCTTTGAGAAAGTGGACGTTGAGGTTTAAGCATAGGACGCTGGCTGACATGAATAATATCAGGGACTTTTTCATGAGTAAGTACGGGGCGCTTACGTCATTCACCTGGACAAATCCCAATGATTCCGTGGAGTATACGGTCAGGTTTGTCGAGGATAGTTTCAAGTTCGTTTTAAAGACGTATCAGATCTATGACTTCGAATTCGATTTTATAGAGGTGAAATAATGCCGAGGAATATTGATCCGACATTTAAAGCAGAAAAAGCCAAGCAGGAAAATCAGCCGATTTTTTTATACACAATAGAAGATTACGATGGTGTCAGTGATCTTCATCTTGCCGGATACGATACGGACATTACTTATAATTCGGTTCTTTATTCGAAGTTTCCCATAGCTCATGAGTTCGTAGGTGAAAACAACCAGGGGCAGATCGACCAGGTCAAGGTTAGACTGGCCAATGTGTCGAGGCTTATCCAGTCGTATCTCGAGCAGTATGATTTCAGGGGCAAAAAAGTCACTATCCGTATGGTCTGGGCTAATCAGCTGTCCGATCCAGATGCATACATAGATGATATCTTCTATATCGATAACTATGTGGCAGACCAGAATAATGTCGAGTTTACTTTAACGGGCAAGTTCGATGTCTTAGGAGTGGACTTGCCGTCACGGAGATATACCAGAAACTATTGCGCATGGAAGTTCAAATCAAGCGAATGCGGATATTCGGGAGGCGAAACGTCGTGCAACAAGACACAGCAAAGATGCAAAGAGATAGGAAATTACTCGAGGTTCGGAGCTTTCCCTTCGGTGCCGACTGGACGGATATACATCATGTAGAGAAGCTTATCATCGATAAGTATCTGGGCATTCCTTATAAGCACAGGGGCCGGGAGATGGCTGGTCTGGACTGCTGGGGATTCTTGAAGTTTGTGTAT